CAGTTTCGTATGCTACAGACATTTGGCTTTCTGCTAAGCCGCCGCCTTCAGCAGACGCAACAGTGTCATGAGACCAACTAACAATAACAGGGTTAACAAGAGTATATGTAAAATATCTATGTCTCGATAATTGAGTAATTTGAATACTTGTGAAGAATCTTTTTGTTCTTCCACCAGTATTATAATCCATACCGTATTTTGTTGTATTACTGCGGCTATAAGCATTAGCAGTATCAAAGGCACCTGCTCCGCCGCCTGCTGTAGGTTGCCCTAATGAATCTGATGCTAAACCTACATAGTTTCCGTCTGCCGCTATGTAGTTATAATATGCCTTCCACATATCTGTGGTAGTATGATTATTATCGTCATGGTACGTAATATTAATTGGATCGTAATTTATTTTAGTTGTAACAATTTTCTTTCTGTTGTATTGATTAACAGTATTAGAATCCATATTAAATCTTGGCATATCAGCACTTTTAACTAATAGAGGCAGTTCGTAAGTTTGGATTCCATTAAGGTTAATAGATGGATTAATATTGAATACTACATGATATAGAAACTTGGTCTTTGGTGCTAGTCTAAATGCGTCATCCGTAAAAGCACGAGCAGCGTGTTGATAATCTCCTAAGTTACCTTTGGGATTAAGTAAGCCGTTTTGTAAGTTATCTAAGAATCCATTAAGTTTGTTTGCCATAATAATATTTATCCATCGATATTATATGCGTACATAATAAAAAAGGGTGCTCTAGGCACCCTCTTCTATTTCTTCAACTCTTTTTATATTATGCGCCGCCGCCAGTTACTAATGAACCTACTGTACGACCAACGTTTGTTCCAATACCAGTACCTTGTGGTGATTGAACAGCATTATCGTAACGAATAGACATTGTAACAGTTACTGGTTCGTTCGCTGAATAACTTAACTGATTATAGTTTGCGTTTTCTACGTAGCAACCATAAAGTTCAAACGTTTCTAGTACGGTTGGCGTGTTAGCACCGTTACCACCGTCTAAGATTTCAATACGTGTTGTAAACTTGTAGTCAATACCCGAAGCAGCACTTGACTGCTCGAAGAAATCGAATTGCTTCTGTAGTTGCTCACCAACTAGTTTTTGTACATTGTTGTTTACATCTTCACGCAAGTTAAGCGTAATTGGTTCCCAGTTATGTTTACCTGCTAGATAAACACGTGAGTTGTAAACATCAAGTGTCATTTGCTCAAAACCTACAGTTGGACGAGTTACGTCTACAACTTGTTTTGTAAGTTCTGTAGTCGGTGTACTGACACCAAAGTTTTCTAAAGTAAGGCGGAAGCGATACTGTAGTTTCGGCATCAACAGACCTTGGCTAGCAGCGGAGTCGCTACTTGCTAAAGGTACTGTAAATTTTGAAAGAGTTGAAATAGCCATTATGTGCTCCTAATCTGTTTATATTATTTATCTTAACCTAAACTCGCAATCTCTCCAGTATTCTTAAGTCTAAGTGGAATGTAAATAAATTCAACTGACTTAACTGGTTCAATAGCAATGTCCACGTAAAGTTGGTTTCTATCAATACGTGCTGGAGTATTGTTAGATTCGTCACAAACAACTAGGAAGTCATAAAGAGCTCTTTGCCCTACTAGTTCAAGCATAATGCTTTCAACTTGTTGTTTAATCTCATCACGTGTAATCTTATCGTTAGGTTCAAAGATATATGGCTTAGCGAGTGCGTTTAATTGTCTACGTAAGTAAACTACTAAACGTGCTACGTTAATTCTATCTAAAGCACTTGCGTTTCTAGCACGAGTCTTTTGACCCATACAAACAACACCACTACCAGTAATAAATGTAATTGGGTTAGTGTTAACACTGTAAAGGATATCTCTTTGACCTTCGTTCAATGCTATCGATTTAAATTCGCCTTCAGCATCGATATAACCAACTGCTGATGCGTTAGTTACGCCACCGCGTCTAGTACCTGCTGGAGCAAACCATGGGTAACTAACTTGGTCACTTAACGCAATAGTTCTTAGCATCATATGACTTGGTGGAACAACAACGTTGTTACCATAGTTGTCACTAGTGAAGCCTGATGGATAATAAATGCCTAAGTATTCATCTGAAGTAACTAAACCATCGTCATTGTCTTCGACTGCTAGAGCAACGTTCTTACCCCAGTTGTTAAGAGCAGTACCATTAGACTCTAGTCTAAATGGAGTGTCACCTACAACAAACGCAGTTAAGCCACGATCGTAGTTTAGTGTAACCATTTCGCCAATTAACTCAGGATATCCTGGTGTAGCAATTAGGTTAAAGTTTAATGTTTCTTCATCACGGATTTCATCGTTGCTGTTAACAAGTGCTTGTAGTGCCTTAACAACAACTTTACGTTGTGCGTGACGTCCAAATGCGCCTGAGCCATCTTCGTTGTTAGTAGAAACAGTTACCCAACGGTGTGGATAGTAGTTGCTCATGCCAACGCCGCCTTGACGCTCGTTATCTGCTGTTGTATCAATGTAGTTACGAACAAACTTCTTAACGTTAAATCCGCTTCTACGTGTATTCCAAAGAATCATACCACGTGGATAAAGTGCTGGATCTGGAGCATCTGGATCTAAGAAGTCGTTAGTTAACAAGTCTGTAATATCGCCTTCTAAGATACCTTCTGAATTACCACCTGATAAGCCCCATCGTGCGTCAGCAAATAGAACGCCGTCTTCTGAAGTTTGATCAGTGTTATCTAGTAATTCCCAAGCACCGCCTAGTGAATATCTATAAATTTGTGGATATTCTTCTAAGTCTGAAGTATCAATCCAAATGTCGCCATATGTTAATGGAGTAACACCGTCTGCCTTAATAGTAGGCTGTGTAGCACTAATAATAGGACCAGTGTAATCTGAGTGTACGTTTTTGTAACCTCTCCAAGTTGTGCCATCGTGGATCATTAAGTCTACTTCGTCAACAATTGAGTTGTACCATAAAGCACCATCTGCTGTTAATGATGTAGGATTATCAGCACTACAATTAGGTGCTAAGTATCTCCAACCACTAGCAACAAAGTTGTGAGTATTGTCGCCTGCTGGTGCG